CCATCTTTGCAGGTGGGAGGACCGGTACCGTTTTTCAAGAGGCCCTTTGTGAGGGCTATATTGAATGGCGGGTCCCTACAAGACTGTCGTTAAAACCGCAAATACGCGGCGAGATTCTCTCTTTTGACCAGCTAAGGAACTTGCTGGCCGTTTTGAGAGGGGTCTTCCGTTAACGTTGTCTCTATAAGGAGAAACCAATGGCTGCATTAGCCACCCTGCGTGAGCGCTATGGCTCAACGCTGACCACGGAGCAGTACGAACTTCCTGGACATACAGTTCAGAAGCCACGGCTGTTCCTGCAAAAGCGCACAGTTGCACCCAGTCCTACCTCTGTCGCCCAGCACACTGCTAGTGTGATCCAGGGAACCGAGGATGCGGATGGGAACATCATCGCGCCTAAAATCGTGATCGGGTGTAACGCCCGCGTACCTGTCCAGGTTCTGGACAGTGACACTGACCTCGCGGTCGCCGACTTCCGGGCCTTCGTGGCCTCGGATGAGTTCGTCGATTTCGTGAAAAGTCAGAGCTGGATCGGCGAGAAAACGGCCTAGCGGCCTAAGCTCGTATCTGAGATGAAGATCATCCCAGGCTGGCTCTCGATTTATTGGGAGCTGGCGATCCAGTCAGGCACCAGTATGTTCTACTGGGGCCTACGTGTCGAAAGACGTCATGGTAAAAGGAGAGTACATCATGAAGATGACTCGAGAGGAGGTGTTCGACATTAGTCGGCGCTACCTTAGAGATGATAGCACCATCCCGAGCGAAACCAAAGAAACAATTCTGGGCCTCATTAGGTCCAGGAACGTCTCGCGGTTGAGCTCTTTAAGTCAGACGTGCGACCTGCAAAGTATCCGGGTCGACACCTTTCGTGCCTTAGCACAGATAGAAGCGCTGTTCAAAAAGAACAGTGCGTTCGCAAACCAGTCGGATTGCCTAGCTGCTGCCAAAACCGCGTTTTTTGATGCGGAAAAGCAGTGCAGGATCACAAACCGGCGCCTGGATCACTACTGTACCCAGCGGGACCGTTTGGCCCCCGATCTGGATCTTTGGTTAACCAGGATGGAGCGATATGTGCAAAAGGTGATGGGTGATGTTCGGCCGTTCTTGGATGAACTGCCAAGGAACTTACGTCTGACGCCCGGTGCAACTGCCG